CACACGTAGAGCTTTTGCCTAGGTGAACTATGCCTGACTCCCCGGTGATCGAGATGAAACGCGATCGTCGAGGGGCGTGGAACCGGAACGCACCCACTCGCCACGATGGCCCGACGCAGCCGCCGGCGCCCCCGCAAGACCCGATCGCCTTCATTAACCGGCTGACCCATACCAAGGGCCAATTCGCCGGCCAGACGTTCCGTCTGCGGCCCTGGCAGATCCGGATCTTGAAGCGGCTGTTCAAGAAACGGCGCGATGGGCTGCGCCAGTACCGGACGTGCCTGCTCATGCTCGCTAGGAAGAACGGCAAGACGGAGCTCGCCGCGGCGATTGCGCTGTACGGCTTACTCGCGGACGGCGAGATGGGCGGCGAAGTCTACTCAGCCGCCGCGGATCGTGACCAGGCCGGGCTGGTGTTTGGCGTCGCTGCCCAGATGGTCCGGAACGATCCGGATCTCGACGCGGCGTGCTACATCGTCGAGTCGCAGAAGAAGATTGTCCATCGCGCGAGTGGCAGCTTTTACCGCGCCATCTCGGCCGAGGCGTACAGTAAGCACGGCTTCAACGCCTCGATGGTCATTTACGACGAGCTCCACGCGGCGCCCGATCGCCGGCTGTATGACGTGCTCTCGACGTCGATGGCGGCGCGGAAGCAGCCGCTCCTCCTCGTGATTTCCACCGCGGGCTACGATCGCCACAGCATCTTGTGGGAGCTCTATTCGCACGCGAAGAAGGTCCAGGAGAAGCCCGAGATCGATCCGTCGTTTCTGCCGATCCTCTACGAGGCGCCCGACGACGCCGACTGGACCAAGAAGCGCGTCTGGCAGAAGGCGAACCCGGCGCTCGGGGATTTCCGCTCCCTCGAGGAGATGCAAACGATGGCGGCCCGGGCGAAGGAGATCCCGGCCCAGGAAAATAACTTCCGCCGGCTGTACTTAAACCAGTGGACGGAGCAGGCGTCGCGCTGGATCGCGATGCCGACCTGGGACGCCTGCCTGACGCCGCGGCCGAGTCTCAAGGGCCGGCGCTGTTATGTCGGGATGGACCTGAGCACGACGACCGACCTCACGGCGCTGGTCGCCGTCTTTCCCGACGAGACGGGCTTCGACGTGCTGGCGCAGTTCTTCGTCCCGGCGGCCCGCATCAGCGAGCGCAGCCGGCGCGACCATGTCCCGTACGACGAGTGGGCGCGGCAAGGCATGATCACGGCGACGCCGGGATCGGTCGTCGACTACGAGGCGATCCGGACGGTGCTCCAGGGCTGGGCCGCCGAGTTCAGCCTCCAGCAGATCGGCTTCGACCCGTGGAACGCGACCGACCTGGTCACGCGCTTGCAGCAGCAGGACGGTTTACTCTGTGTCTCGATGCGCCAGGGCTTCGCGTCGCTCTCGGCGCCGACCAAGTCGCTGGAGCAGGCGATTCTGGGCCGCCGGCTGCGCCACGACGGGCATCCGGTGCTGCGCTGGTGTGTGAGTAACGTCGCCGTCGAAGGCGACCCAGCGGGCAACCTGAAGCCCTCCAAGACCAAATCCACGGAACGCATTGACGGCGTCGTGGCGCTCATCATGGCGGTGGACCTGATGAACCGCCAGGCGAAGACGGTGGCCCCGAGTTACCAGATGCTGGTGGTCGGATGAAGCGCGGCGGCCGACCGCGGCTGGCGGCGAATGACGAGTCGGTCAATGTCCATTTCCGGCTGCCCTCGAAGCAGTACGACCTGACCCAGAAGCAAGCCAACGACGCGAAGCTCTCGTTGTCCGATTGGTTACGAAAAGTTGTGGAGCGGGCGAGTCGCCCGCAGGGGAAGGTGTGACCTCCCCTGTCAGACCTAGGAGACCCTCATGGATCTCGTCGTCCTCGTCCTGGTCGTCGCGCTCATCGGGTTCCTCGTGTACCTCATCACGACCAAAGTCCCGATGCCGCCCCACTGGGCCACGGTGCTGCAAATCCTCGCGCTCGTGGTGCTGATTCTGTACATCCTGTCCCACTTCATCCCGCTGCCCAACGTGCTGAGGTGAGGGGGGTTTTGTCGCCGTAACTTGGCGAGTTGTGGAAGCGGGTGCTTCCATAACTCGCCGTGGACCGCGCATATAGCCTGCTCGAAATCAAGTCCGTCGAGCCCGGCGCCCGGCGCTTTTCGGGCATCGCCTCGACGCCCGAGCTCGATCGCCAGGGCGACCTCTACGATCCGGCCGGCGCCACGTTCCGGAATCCCGTCCCGCTGCTGTTCCACCACGATCCCCGACAACCAATCGGGTCGGTGACGCTCACCGCGACGAAGGCCGGGATCTTGTTCGAGGCCATCCTCCCGGCGCTCGAGGATCCGAGTCCGCTCAAGTCGCGCGTCGATGACGCCTGGGCGTGCATCAAGGCGGGCGTGATCACGGGGGTCTCGATCGGCCATCGCATCCTGGCCGATGGGGTCGAGTACCTGAAGTCCGGCGCGCGCCGCATCACGAAATCCGAAATCTGTGAACTGTCGCTCGTGACCATCCCGGCGAATGTCGGGGCGACGATCCTCTCGGTCAAATCGCTCTCCGTCCAGCGCGCCAAGGGGGCGCCAGCTATGTCCAAGCCCACGACCGCGGAACACATTCAGAACCTCGAGAACAAACGCGCGGCGTTGGCGTCGCGCATGACGGAGATCATGGAAACCGCGGCCGGCGAGAACAAGACGCTTGAAGCGGAGCCGGCCGAGGAGCACGACGGCCTGGCCGTCCAGGTGAAGTCGATTGACGCCGACCTCGGGCGCTGGCGCGAGCACGAAAAGCTCCAGATCACGGCCGCGGTGCCGGTGCCGCCGGCGCCGGCGCAGAAGGTGACGTATCCCTCGGTCTCGGTCAAGGCGAATGTGCCGCTCGGGACCGCGTTCATCCGCGCCGCCTGCGCGAAGCTCGTCTGCAAGGGCGACATCCGCGACGCGATCGAGTACGCCGAGAAGCGCTGGAACGACTCGACGCCCGAGGTCGCGCTCTACCTCAAGGCGGCCGTCGCGCCCGGCACGGTGACCGACGCGACCTGGGCGAGCCCGCTCGTCAACCAGAACATCTCGAACGAGTTCATCGAGCTCCTGCGGCCGGCGACGATCCTCGGCAAGATCCCGGGCCTCCGCAACGTCCCGTTCAACACGAAAGTCCCCACGCAGACCGCGGGCGGCACGTACGGCTGGGTCGGGGAGGCGAAACCGAAGCCGGTCACGAAGCTCGCGTTCTCCTCGACCTCGCTCGATATCTCGAAGGCCGCCGGCATCATCGTGCTGACGAAAGAACTCGTGATGCTCTCCAATCCGAGCGCCGAGGCCCTCGTCCGCGCCGACATGATCGCGGGGATCGCGCAGTTCCTTGACAGCCAATTCATCGATCCCGCGGTGGCCGCGGTCGCGGGCGTCAACCCGGCCTCGATCACCAACGGCGCCCCGACCGCCGCGGCGACGACCAATCCGCTCGCCGACATCATGGGGCTGATCAATCACTTCGCGACCAACAACATCGCGGTCAACGGCGTGACGTTCATTATGTCGGCGGCCAACGCGCTCTCGCTGAGCTTCCGCACGAACCTCGACGGCTCGCCCGAGTTCCCAGGCGTCTCGATCAACGGCGGCAATTACAAGGGGCTGACCTTCGTGACGAGCCAGGCCGCCGGCACCAACGTGATCGCGCTCCAGCCCGCGCTCGTGCTCTACGCCGACGATGGCGGCGTGACGATCGACGCCTCCGAGCAAGCCTCGCTCCAAATGGACAGCGCGCCGGCGTCGCCGGCCGATGCGACGACGGTGTACGTGTCGCTCTGGCAAACGAACACGATCGGCCTGCGCGCCGAGCGGTTCATCAACTGGGCGAAGGCGAGCACCAACGCGGTCAAGTACCTGACGGCGACCGCCTGGCCGTCGCCGAGCGGGACGACCGTCACGGTCGGTACGGGGCGGCAGAAGGGCGACGCCTAACACGTGTCGCTGCTCGGCTCGATCCGGTCGTCGCTGCGCGCCGTGTTCGCGCCCGGCGGATCCACGTCGCCGGCGGGGACCGGCGCGTGGATGCCGATTGTCCGCGAGCCGTACACGGGCGCGTGGCAGAACAACGCCGAACTGCGGCTCGAGACGGCCCTGGCCAATCCCGTCGTCTTTCGCTGCGTCTCGCTGATTGCGTCCGATATTGGGAAATTGCCGCTGCGGCTCGTCGCCGTCGATGCCAACGGGATCTGGCACGAGACGACGAGCCCGGCGTTTTCCCCGGTGCTCCGGACGCCGAACCGGTACCAGACGCCGCAGCAGTTCTACGAAGTCTGGATGATCTCAAAGCTCCTCTGGGGCAATACGTACGTGTTGAAAGACCGCGACGCCCGCGGCGTCGTGACCGCGCTGTACGTGCTCGACCCGTGCCGCGTCAAGCCGCTGGTGGCGCCCGATGGGAGCGTCTACTACGAGCTCCAGACCAACGAGCTCGCGGGGATTCCGCCGAGCGGCGGGCAACTTGTCGTCCCGGCGCGGGAGATCATTCACGACCGCTGGAACTGCGCGTTCCATCCGCTCGTGGGCCTGTCGCCGCTCTACGCCTGTGGCGGGGCGGCCAGTCAGGGGCTCGCGATGCAGGCGGCGAGTACGGCGTTCTTCTCGGCCGGCGGGCGGCCCTCCGGAATGCTGGTCGCGCCGACCGAGATCGATCCGCTCACGGCGCAGCGGCTCAGTGAGACCTGGCATTCGCTCGGTCCGAACAAGACCGCCATTGTCGGGAACGGGATGAAGTACGAGGCGGTCGGATCGAGCGCCGAAGAGTCGCAGTGGGCGGAACAGGCGTCCTGGACGGCGAAAACGATCGCCGGCTGTTTCGGCGTCCCGATCAGCATGGTCGATTCCAGCCAGCAGCCGCCGTACGCGAACAGCGAAGCGTCCGCGCTCCAGTATCACAGCCAGTGTCTCCAGACGCATCTGACGGCCATCGAGGCCGCGCTGGATGTCGGGCTGGAACTGCCGGCGCCGTACGGGACCGAGTTCGACCTCGACGACCTGATCTGGATGGATACCGCCACCAAGACGAAGGCGGCGCACGACGCGATCGGGGCCGGCGCCATGACGCCGAACGAAGCGCGGCGCAAGTACTTCGGCCTCGGCCCCGTGCCGGGTGGCGATACGCCATACCTCCAGCAGCAGTACGTCTCGCTCGAGGCGCTGGCCAATCGCGATCTCGGCGTCACGGCGCCCGCTCCCCCGGTGAGTCCTGTCTTGGCCGCAGCGACGCCGGACGGGGAGGCGTCGTGACGCTGACC